CTATGTATGATTTTTTTGTTCTTTCAAAACTCTCGTGAGAACTACAAGGCATGTAGTAAGTCATATCTTCTATTTTGTGTGTATGAAAACCTGAACAACCAATTTGTTCTGCTCTTCTTTCAGCAGCTTCCTGTGTTGTAAACATCCACATATTTCTTGATGGTGTAAATGTAACAGCTTGTCTTGTGGTTTCAGGAACTGCATCTACAGTATCCATTTTTGCATCAAATAATTCTCTTAATAATTTAGCTTCGTAGCTAGCTTCACTACTAGCAGCTTCAACTAATTGTCCAGCTTGTGGGTCGTTGTTTCTAGTATTTTCTTGTTCTTCTGTAGGTTGTGGTGCTTCACCATCTACAGGAACTTGTAACATATTCATTGGTCTTAAATAAACATTATGCTTTTCATCAACTTCTAAGCCAACTACTTTTCTAGCTTCGCCTATAGTTATCCAACCACCAGCTACACCCATGTTAACTCTTTTATATAAGTCATCCATGTCTGTTTGTAAAGCTCTTACATTTTGAATGTCGTAATCACAAGTTTGACCAGTATCTCCAAAATCAGGAATAAGTAATTGATGTGTTAATTCATTAGCAACTGTTTTCCATAATGGAACTAATCTCTGCTCAGTAAAGAACTCTCTTAGTTCAGCAGTATTGTTATATGTCGCTGCGTCCAAACCAGCTCCGAGTCCAGCGAGAATTGCTGGGACACCTAAAACAGCAGAAACTCTTTCTTCTGGAAGTTTTCTTAATTCAGTTAACTTCATTTGGTCAGGAGAAAAAGAAACAACTTCAACATTCATTGAGCCAGATAACACCATTGGTGCACCTCTGTTTTTACCACCAAACTTTTGTTTGTAAAGTTCAGCAATAGCTTCTGCTTCTTCTCTAGTAGGTCCACCCATTGCATCATTTCTTGGAGAGAGAACTACGCCTGGAACAGCTAAGTTTGTTAATAATGCAGTGGTGTATTGACCTGCTGCTTCATCACCTAATAATTCACGCAGAATAGATTTAAGTGGTGCATGACCTCTTCTGTGGTCATTTGGGTCAATACCTTGTCTAATATGAATAATATCTTTAGGGTCAATTTTTACAGGCTCACCAGATGTTGCATTTTTTTGTGACGCATAATATTCGTAATGTGTAATTAATTTAGAAGTATTACCTCTTACATCTACAAGTCCTGGCATTAAAGGAACAAGTGCAACTACTTTACCATTTGCATTTCTGTTTTTAAAAATAAAAGCATCACCATGAGCATTTAAAGATAAAACAATGTAGTGTGACAAAAGACTTGATGACATAAATTCATTAGGTCTTCTATATAGTTCAGTAACTGGGTGTTTATAATCTACTTCTCTGTCACCAAATACTTGGTCTCTTTTTACAATTTGTAATGCTGGTTCAGCGAAAGAGGTAGCAAGTACATTTAAACATGCAACCACAGCGGAGTTTGCTGTACCATCACCAATTTCTTTTAATTCTGCTGTTTCCCAAAAGCCTGCTGTTGTGTTATATCCATAAACTGAACTATCTCTACTTGATGCAAGGCTTTGATTGTAACTAGCCATTTTCCTAAGCGATGCTTCGCTTGGTCTATTTAAGTATTCCGTTGCTCTTTGTAAAAAACTTTTATTCTCTGCCATTAATATGCCTGCCAGCTTCTCCTCTGAACTAATGCCTGTACACCCAATACTAAAGCATCAACGATGTCATCGTTTCTACCTACAGGAAAGGTCATAAGTTCTCTCTCTAAATCTTCTAACCACGATGCATTAGAACGAAATAACACATCGCCTGCCTCCATCCTAGCCGATAAAGGCATAGCCTGTGTTATTTTATCTTTGCTAGCATCCATTTCTCTAACTCTCATACCTCTACGCTGTGCTTCTTGTATAAAAGTTTTTGTAAATCCTTGTTTTTCCATACAAACATATGACCATTTATATTTTTGATACATACCTTGTATCATTGGAATAATATCTGGTCCTTCAATTTTTAGTCTTTGCATGTCTTCAACATACAGTTTCATATCTGGTGACATTGCATAAGAGATAACAACTGTATAGTCAGATTGTGTATTTGTGGTAACAGCTAAATCGGCACCACCAAAGTGAACCATTTCTCCTGGTTCCCATTGAGAACCACCACCCTTGTAAAGTCTGTCTTCTACTTTAAAGTATTGCATCCATTCAGGTTTCAACATACCTTGACCAGCATCTACAAATTCTGCTAAATATTCCTGTGCGAAAACAATAGAACCTACTTCTGATTTAGCTGAATCAATTTCTTCTGGGTCAATTCTAGGATTATCATAAGTAGAATATTGAAATCTTTCCCAATTAGGTGCTGTCTTTGCAGTTTCCCATAAATCATAAAACCAATTGTTCATACCCATAGGTGTGCTAATAAATAAAGCAGAACCTTTTCTTTCAGTTAATGTAGGTCTTAATACTTCTTGCCAAACATCTGGTTTGATAAAGGCAGCTTCATCCATAACTAAAAAATCCAAACCCTCACCTCTTAATCTTTGAGGATTGTCAGCAGATTTACAAGATATAGCACCACCATTTGGAAAAATTACTTCCATATTAGCTAAAGATATTTTTGGTCTTATTTCTTCAGGAAAAGAGTAAGCAGCGTTTTCTAGTGCCCTCCAACCAACTCTAGCAATTGCAAATGTAGGTGCTACCCACCATGCTCTACCACCATTCAGAGCAACTTCCATACACATATGAATACCAAGTCTTGTTTTACCAAAACGCCTACCAGCACACAATATTTTCCAACGAGCATCTGATTTAGATACCTCTCTTTGGTTTTGGTGTAATCCTGGTAATTCAGGTATGTAGACAGGCATTAAACACCTAGTTCAGATTTTTTCTTTTTTATTTTATTAATATTATTTTCAATTGTAGTAATAGCTTGTTGCCATTGTAAGTGTTCTGTTTGTTGTTGAAGTTTTGAAGGCTCAATCATCTTCATACCAAAGTGTTGTGCTTCTAATTTTTTTAACTCATTTTCAACAATAGTCTTTTTATCTTCATCAGTTAAAAAGTCATACTTTATACTCATCTCACCACCTAAATTTTTTCTTCTTTGCCTTGTTAAATTTATTAATAGAACTTGCTGATAAATCTGCTGGGTCTTTTGTCCACTCTACATCTACAGGTGTTTCAAAAGATACATTTGCAGATATTTGTCTTTTACAAATAAAGTTATCTTTTGGACATAGTATTTCAGGGTCTTCAGTAATTTTATGATTAATTTCATAAACAGTTTCACACCTTAAACATTTATAATCATATCTCGGCATCTCTTTTCAAATAACCTCTTAATAATGCTTGATACTCTTTGTGAGCACCAGCTTGTTGTCTTCCATCAAATATATCATGATGTCTCTTACATAATATCGCAACATTCCATAATTCATTGGATATGTTTCTATTTTTTCCACCCATACCTATAGCTTTGATATGAGCCATTTCTAACCATGTTCTATCTGTACACTCGTGCCACTCACATTGATAACCAGCTCTCTTTAATGCTTTTTCACGAAGTTCAGATTTGTTTATTTTTCCAGTACCTTCTCTTTTCTTCTGACCCATACCAGAAATACCTGACTCACGACTTCTTCTCTTTTTATATTCTTGCCAAGTTTCTTTTTCAGCATCCCACATAATATTTATATTAACAGGTTCTCGTTATGAATACAGCTCTCCTAAGAGAGCCGATGATGGGAGGAGGTCGGTGTGGAATCCGACTAACATTACCTTATCAAAAAATGTAAAAAGGTGTGGTATTTAAAACACTCACGCCATTTAACACTATGTTAACAAATAAAACTTGAATGTTTGAGAGCTTGTGATAATATTCACAAGATTATGATAGATATACAAGATTACTTAACCCACATGGCTGTTGGGTTAACAGACAGAAAAACAATTGAAGAAGCTAAATGGGGAAAACTCAAGAAAAAAGCTAAAGCTGTTTATGACAGACACTTTGTTAATTATACATTAACAGAAGAAGACTTACCTTAAAAATCCTCATCATCATCTGGTGGTAATGGTGCCATACGCCTTTCTTTGCGTATAGCTCTGCGTTCCCTTTCGGACTTACCACCCCAGATACCAAATCGCTCTCCTCGTTCTAGGGCTTGTTCTAGGCATGGCTCTTTTACTGGACACTTGTTACAAATTTCTTTTGCTTTTTTAGTAGAGCTACCTCGTTCTGGAAACCACCAATCTGGGTCATTCTCTGGATATTTTACTTGATTACACAATCCATCTGAGTACCACTCTGGTACATTAAGAACTTCTCCTAACAAACTAACAGAATAATCATCATTAGACATACATCTCTCCCATTACTATATAGGGGAAAACTTTTAGAGCAGCATTTCTCCCATTCACATACATAACTCTAC